GTACATAAATTTCAAGAATTGAGGTGTGGTGATATGTGATGGATTGGCAGGCAATTAGACATGAATACGAAACAACAGATTTGACGCTTAAAGAGATTGCTGGGAAGTTTGGTTGCAAGCCATCCACTCTCCGGTCTCATAAAAGTCGTGAAAAATGGCAACGCAACACTGAAATAAAAAGTGCAACGCAACATGCAACACGAAAGAAAAACGTTGCAACGCGTCCCAAAAGTGTTGCAAGCAAAAAAGCAGTTGAAAAAGTTGAACAGGCCGACTTGACTGATAAGCAGAAACTCTTTGCTCTCAATTATTTACAGAATCATAATGCCACTCAATCATACATTAATGCGTATCACGTTGACTACAAGACTGCAAATGTAGAAGGGCCAAAGAACCTTGTAAAGCCTAGTATTAGGAAGCTGCTTAATGAGCTTAAAAATCAGCAAATACAGGACTTGTATCTAACTGCCAATGACATCATTATTCAGTATGCCAAACAGGCTTTTGCAGACATTGGTCTTTACCTCAACTTCGGTAATAAGGATGAAGTTGATCCAGATACTGGTGAGCAATACAAACGATCGTATGTTTACTTCAAAGATAAGGATTCGGTTGATACTTCACTAATTAGCGAAGTCCACATTGGTCAGAATGGGGCGGTCTTGAAACTTTATGACAAGCAGAAGGCCATGGAAAAACTCCTGGAGTATCTGCCTGAGCCAACAAATGACAACCAATCTAAGGACAGCTTTTTGGAAGCTATCAAACAAGCCGCTAAGCAGATGCAAAAAGAGGATGATAAGTCATGAGAGTTCCACAGTTTCAATACTCACCATTCTCTATCAAACAATTGCAAGTTCTAGCTTGGTGGTTAGACCCCAAAGTTTATGACGCTGGATTAAGCCTCGATGAAGTTGAACAGCAACACCCTGAGTGGCTTAATCGGGAGGACAAAGAAGCCATCATTTGTGATGGTTCCATTCGTGCTGGCAAGACACTGATTATGTCGATGAGTTATGTTCTTTGGTCGATGACGAATTATGACCAGGAGCAGTTTGGAATTGCTGGTAAGACGATTGGCTCCTTGAGACGTAACGTAATCACACCTTTAAAGCGAATGTTGGAAGGACGTGGCTACAAGGTCCACGATAAGCGGGCTGATAATCTACTCGAAATAAGTTATGGATCAAGGATAAATTACTTCTACTTGTTTGGTGGCAAAGATGAAAGCAGTCAAGACCTCGTGCAAGGAGTAACGGCAGCCGGGTTCTTCTTTGATGAAGTTGCCTTAATGCCTGAATCATTTGTTAATCAAGCAACTGGTCGTGTGTCTGTTGATGGCGGTAAGCTATGGTTTAACTGCAACCCAGATGGGCCGTATCACTGGTTCAAATTGGAATGGCTGGATCAATTAGAGAAACATCGTGCGCTTCACATCCATTTCATAATGGATGACAATCCGTCATTATCTAAGGCAGTTAAGGATCGTTACTATCGGAGTTATTCCGGCGTGTTTTATCAACGCTTTATCTTGGGATTATGGGTTTTAGCGAATGGCATTATCTATGATAACTTTGATAAGAATACGATGGTGGTTAATGATCCGCCTAAGCAATATAGTAAATATTACGTTTCATGTGATTATGGCACGTTAAACCCCACAGTTTTCCTTTTGTGGGGCTTTTCTTTGGGGACTTGGTATTTAGTTAAAGAATACTACTACGACGGTCGTGCTAACGGTCAGGAACGGCAGAAATCGGATGATCAGTATGCTCATGACATGGTGGACTTTCTAAATGGTTTAAAACCTACGATTATCGTTGACCCATCCGCAGCTTCGTTCATTACCAAGCTTAGACAAATCGGTTATCACGTTGTTAAGGCGAATAATGACGTGCTTGATGGCATTCGTGTCATGCAGTCAGCCATGAATACAGGAAAGATTAAGTTCACACCTAATCTACCGAATGTATTCAAGGAGTTTGCCAGTTATATTTGGGATGATAAAGCGGCTGAGCGTGGCGAAGATAAGCCAGTTAAGCAGCATGATCACTCGATGGATGCTGGTCGGTACTTTTGCATGTACATGTTCCGTCCAAGAGCAACGATTGCCAGCTGGAAATTATAGGAGGTGCGGAATGGAGCCGATATGGATAAGGACAAATTCAAAAGGTCAAGTCAACATACTTTCCTTGGCTAACGCGACTTCTGACTTTCTACTTAATCAGTATGTTAAAAGAAACGTCTTAAATTATGAAGCTTTCCATAAGCTCGAGAATGAATTGATGCAACGGATTCAGCAAAGGAGGTGGTAACAATCGCATTACCAATTGAAGCAAGAGAATTAGATAACACATTCTTAGATAAAGTCCAGGTTACACATAATGGTATGTTTATTTTTCCAAGTGATGAGGAGATTAGTGGTGGCGATCTATTGGCGGTAATTGACTACCATCGCCTGCACATTCGTCCCAAATATCTTCGTGACCGGCGTTATTTTGAGGGGCAACATGATATCCTCAATCGTCCGCCCAAGGCTGCTTATAAGCCAGATAATCGGTTAATCATCAACTTCCCAAAGAAAGCAGTCACGTCATTTAATGGCTTCTTTATTGGCACACCAGTCAAGATTGACTCTCCAGATGATACGACGGATAAGACAATTACGAATTGGGAAAACATTAATAATTTCGAAGACATCTGTTCAGAAGTCTCCAAAGACAGTTCGGTCTATGGCCGGGCTTATTTTTATGTCTACCAAGATGAAAATGGTCAGCCATGTGTTATCAATTGTGACCCACTTAATACCTTCATTATTCACGATGACACGATGGCTCATCGACCTAAGTATGGCGTGCAGTATGTCTATGATAATCAAGGGATTATGCACGTTTCACTGATTGATGCCAAAGTTAACCGCACGTTGCTGATGAATGGTTCCAGTGCGAATTACTTTGATCAAGCAGCAGCTGTCGCCAATCCCTATCCAATCGAGCCGATCATCGAAGTTGCCGAAAATGATGAGCGCATGGGAATGTGTGAAGACATCTTTTCGCTATTTGACGCACTTGATAAAGCAATGTCAGAGAAAGCTAACGACGTTGATTATTTTGCCGATGCTTACTTGAAGATTATCAATGCGACGGTTAGTAAAGAAGCTCGCAAAGAAATGCGTGATAACCGAATCATTAACGCCATCGGTGATGATGCGAGTTCGGTTGACGTTGACTTCTTAGCAAAGCCAGATGCCGATGAAACGCAAGAACATTTGGTTGATCGCCTCGTAGATTATATCTATCAGATTGCCAATGTTACCAACATGAATGACGAGGCGTTTGCTGGTAATCCCAGCGGTGTCACTTTGAAACTCAAGTATCAGCCGATGAAAGACATGGCCGACACCAAGGCATTGAAGTTCAAAAAGGCTTTGCGAGATGTCTTCCAATGTGTATTCAGTGTTGTTGAGAAGACAGACGCCGATGCCTGGCAGCAGTTAGAGTTCAAGTTCACACAATCGGTGCCACAGAATCTATTAGAAGAAGCTCAAGCCGTCAGTTACTTGTATGGCAAGATCAGCAAGAAGACCTTGTACAGTCAGTTGCCATTTATTGATGATCCTGATGAAGAAATTAAGCAGATGCGAGCCGAACAGCAAGCTGATCAACAGCGGACGGGCAATTTAGTTCAACAGTACCTGACTGACCAGCAAAAGAATGGCGGTGATACGAATGCTAACAGCAAACCAGCAACGTCACCGGATAGCTCAGTTGATCAATCAGGACAACCAAACCGATCGACAAACGGATAAATACTATGACGAGGCTATGAGTTATATCAGGGAACATCTCATGGCATTTTATCAACAATACGCCGATGAAAATGGATTGAGCATACAACAAACTCAACAGCAGGTCTCGACATGGGATTTACAGGAGTGGCAGAGTGCGATCAACGAAATGCAAGTTGACAGCTCCTGGCCGCAAGAAGCTACTGACAGAATGAAAGTCTATGGCACAATTGCGGGACTTGATCGAGGCCACATGCTCACTGCTATCCTGGCGCTCGGCTTGATTCGATTAACTGTCAGGAACCGCAAGGCGACCAGCAAACGGATCGATGAAGATGCTACTCAAGAAATGACGCGCATGAAGAATGCGTTTAACTTAGATGAAATCCAAAGAAATCGATTAGTTCAAAAGGCTCAGGATTTGAAGAAGACGACCACTTATTATCCACATCAAACACCACGTAGTGTCATTACCAAACCGGAAACAACTCAGATATGGAGCAAGAAGATTTGGATTGATACCGACACCATGACAAATGACGTAGAGAATTTGGTCTACAAGCACTTGCAGAATGGAATGAACTTACAGGACTTACGTAATCTGTTAATGGGCCACGTGAATCCCAACCAGTTTAAACCTAATGCCAGCGTGGCTGACCGAGTGAAGCAGGCCCAATACCAAACCATGCGCATCGTCCGCAGCGAGTCATCACGAATGATCAATGGTATCAACATGGCAACGTATAAGATGCACGGCATCACACAAGTGGAAGTTGTTGGTGAACCGGGTATCTGTCAATACTGCCAAGGTATTGTCGACGCTAATCCATATAAGATTGACGACGCACCGCAGCCACCATTTCATCCGAATTGTCGGTGTGAGTTGGTACCTTACTTAGACGAACAGAAGAGCTTAGCATATTGATTCACAAAATAGCTGATAATTGCAAATTTGTAAGCTGAATGGTTTTCGACTTTGCAAATATTGGCAATATTTTAAAACTTTAATCAAATGACATCCGCAAGGGTGTCTTTTTTTGTACCCAAAAATGACCAGGCGTGGATGTCTTTAAAAGCTACGGACTAAAAGTGCAAGCATTGATCCACTTAAAAAGCTATGGGAAGGAGTTTTTACTATGAAATATTTTGATTTACCGATGAACTTGCAATTCTTCGCTGAAGACACTGGTAATGGCGGTGGTGGCGCAACCGGAGGTACATCTACTCCACCAGCTGCAAGCCAAACTCAGAC